ACCAGTAATCCGCGACACGATGGCGAGACCGCCCCACCCAGCGGTTCGCACCTCAGCCGCCGCGAACAACCGCCGCCCGCGTTCGTCGAGCTTGCGCCCAACGGTATCCCAGCGATATCGAATGGCGCCTTCGTCGATCATGCAACCCGCCTACGCCCGCGCGCCGAAATCCGGAATCCCAGCAAGCCGAGTCATACTGACGCACCGCAACAAAGTGCGATTCAGTTATTGTTCGGAGTGTCCTAAGACTAGGCCAGACCTATCCTACCGCGGGCCTCCTTTAACGGGCGAGCTGGCTTGCCAGAGACTTGTGGACCTTCGGCGCCGGGCTGGCGTCGGCCCGCGCCGGCGTCTCCAGTTCCGCGCGCAGCTCCGTCCAGCCCTGATCGCTGATCCAATTGACGCCGTACTTTATCGCGGCGGCGCTAGCGTACAGGAAGCAGTCATGCATCTCGTTGGCCTGCCGGCCGGGCTTCTCCCACCGATAAGCAATCACGCCCATGCGCTTGAAAGGGACGCGCCGCTCGCAAACGAGCTCCTCGAAGTAGCTGTCGGGCAGACCACGCGGGAACGAGATGTAGCCCTTCTCCTCCATGTTGTCCTTGGCCAGATCGCGATAGAGCGACAACTTGAACTGATAGACGCCAATGTTGAAAAACCGTCGGCTGTAGCGAAGGAGCGTGCCGCGCTTTGCGTCGCGTTCGCGCTGCACCTTGGCGAGGCGCGGAACAGCGTCGCCGGGGACGCCGCGCACGGCGATGAGCCGCGAAGGTGAGTGGCGACGGCAATAGTCGAGCACGTCGTCCGTGCTGTAGCCCGCATCGATCGCGGCCAGCGAGATGCCGATTTGCCGGCTGCAGAAATTCGGCCACTTGCGCGCCAGAAGCAGGTCGAGATTGCGCTGGCAGTCGGGCTCGCTGATGTGCTTGCCGATCGTGCCGCAGTCGACCACGAAGCGGCGATAGTACTCGCCGTGGCCGAGTAGCGTCCATTCGACACGGTCAAGCTGACAGTCGATGCCGAGCGTAAGGATCAACGCGCCCTGCGGCACGCTTCCACGTTCGTAATGGCTCTTGGCGGCGCGGGCGGCAAGCTCTTCGGGCGGCCGGCCTTCGCCCTTGGCCTCGTAGGGCTTGCCGAGCGCATCATTCCAGAAAGTCTTTTCGCTGGCGGGGTCGCCCTTGGCCTTCAGCCATTCGCGCGCGATCTGCGGCCAAGTCTGGAGATACGAGTAGGCGCTCCAAATCCAGAAACTGCGATGCTCCTTGGCGGCGGCAGGATTATGGGCGCGCCATTCGAATCCGCCAAGCATCTGCGGCCGGTGATGCTCCTCGATTACGCCGTCGCACTTCTGGCAAGTGAAAGACGCGTTGTCTGGCCTCGTGGCATCGAGCGCCGCCAGCATGTTGTCCCATTCGAGAATCTGCATCGTCCCGCAATGAGGGCACGGCACGTAGGGATGTTCTTGCGAGCCGTCCAGGAAGTTGCGCGTGATGCGGCAGCCGGGCGTCACAAGCGGCGTGCTGATCTTGAAAATCTTGGCGTCGGCGATCGCGCGGCTGCGGGAGTCCGCCATCATTTCAGGATCGCCCACTGCATTGGATTCGAACTTGCTCAGATCATCTTGGACCTGCGCGTCGATTGTGACTTGGCTCAGGCTTGCCGGGCTGTTCGCGCCCGTGATTAAAAGTCGGGCCAGCCCGTCCTTGCGTTCCCGGTACAAGATCGACGCCAGCTGATCATTGGCGCGCTGAGGAAAAAGCTCGCGCACGGTCGGCGTCGAGCGGATCATTGGCGCAAGTTTCATCTTCAACCAGCGCATCGCATTGTCTTGTGTCGGATGCACGACCATGAAAGAGCCGCGCGACGCCGTCATCGAGCCGAGGGCGAAGATCGTCGCCAAGGCCGTCTTGCCCACTTGCGCGCTCGCCGACAAGCTGACAATCCGACAAGAGTCGTCCGGCCCTAGCGCGCACAACACCTCGTCGAAGAACGGGAACAATGCTCGGCTGTATGGGCCCGGAAACGGGCCGTCACCGAACGTGATGTTCCGCTCGGCCCAATCCAACAGATCGAGAGCGGGCGGAGGCTCCAGGGCGGCCGCGACGGTCTCGATGGCGATGCGCTCAGCGTTCGACAGCAACATCGTCGGCGCCTTCATCTAGCAATGGCGGGAGGGCGAGCGCCTCCTCGCCTTGTGCCTTGGCCGCTTGAGCGCGGACCTCGCGCCAGGTCGAGCGCATCGCACGCAAGACGTCGCGAGGGGTCTGCGCGCGGCTCGCGACGATCGCGTTGGCGATCGGCGTGAAAGACGCCTCAAACGTCGACAGCATGCGCGCCGCGACAGCGCCAAATTGCTGGCGTGCGTCCGCCGCCTTGATGTAAGCGCCGGCCCGTAGGGCCGCCTCCTCCGCGGCGCGCTGGTTGAAGTGGCGAAGCTGCGTCAGCCGTTCGGCCTTGATGTCGTCCTCGATAGCCGCTGCGCCGGCGCCGTCGAGTCTGGCCCGGCCGTTGGCGATCCGCTGAGTAATGTCGAGACGGGTCTTGAGCTGCGCCTGAGCGACCGCAACGTTGATCCTCGCATGGCGGCCGACGCCGACGATCGCCTCGCCGCTAATCCGGCCCTCGGCCAAATACTGGCTCAGGCGAGCGGGGGTCACGCCGATGATCTCAGCGAACCGCGACTTGGAAACGACGTCATCCATAATTGCGCAACTTAAGGCTTCCGGATTCCGGTTCAACTGGACCTGACCCGGTTTCTCGCGGATCTCGCAGATGGTCGACCCCCCAACAAGGACCCGCAATGGTACGGCCGAAGCGATAGGCAGTGTCCGCTGTCACCGGCTGACGAAGGTCGCTGGTCACACCAAATGTCGTCCTCAGTGCTGTCGCTGATGCCTCTGCAGTCGGTCTTCCTCGACGCGAGCCTCGATTGCGCGGGTCTCGCCCGGAAAGTTAGTTCGGAACCACTCGATCAGCTCGAGATCGTCCGTCGCGTTGTCATCAATTCTCACGGGCCAGCCGCCGTCGGCGAGATGCCAGTCCGGGTGCCTCTTGGCCGCCGCCATGCGTGCCGCCCGCTCACGGTCGATGCGATGGTACATGGCTTCAGCGATGTGGACGGGGAGGTCACCCTCATACACCCATCCGCGGCTTTCGGGAGAACGCACAAACCAACTTTTTCCGATCGATCGCTCTTCGGGATGCAGTTCGCCGAGAAGCTCGGGGACGCCGTAGGGGTCGGGGTCATAGGCATACCGATAGCCGAGTTCGCAGGTCTCGATATCAATCGCCCGTCCGGCGGCTTTCCTGGTCGCTACCCAGGTCTCCGGTTCCTCCCGCGTCATTAGATCGCTCGTCCAAAGCATAGCGCGCAATTCATCGTCAGTCACAGGCATTGTTTGCTCCATTTCATGCGCCGTCATTGGCGCTCCTTCAAACCATCGTCCGACGGCCGAGCTCGCCGTGATCGCGGGCTCCGCGCCAGGGGCCGTTCGAGGGTTCGGCCCGCCCTCGCGGGCGTTCGAACCCCTTCGAACGGTGAGGGGGTATGGGGGAGTGCGAGTACACCCCGTTCGAAGGCGTCCGAAGGCCGTCCGAAGGAGCGTCCGAAGAGCGTTCGAAGCCTCATGACTCGTCCTTCGGCGGCACGATTATCAGTCGCTTGTATCGACGCGACGGCGGGCCGGTTGGCTCGACGCGGATCCGATCGGTGGTTAGCAGTCGCTCCATTGCGTCGGCGAACGCCCTCTTGGTGATCCCCTCGGCGTTCGGGTGCTTTTCGAAGACGGCTGGCGCATAGGTATTGCTGTGGTTAGGCGATACCTCGCGCCTTTGGCCGATGAAGGCGACGAGCAGATCGAGAAAGACCCGCTCGGCCTTGGCGTCGGCCGAGAGTTTGTCAAAGCCTCCGGCGGCCCCGTCGAGCACGAAGAAGCCGCGTGACCTTTGCAGGCGCAGTTCGACGTCGGCCGGGCCATAGTTCAGTTTCTTGACGCTGAGGACGCGGATGTCGGTATCGATCTCTTTGCCTTTTTCGTCCTTGATCATTTCGAGATAGAGACGCGCGCGGACGCTGTTGCTCCACGCCGTCGAGCCGCTTGTCCCACTCCCGCTCGATAATCCGGCGAGCGAGGGATGACTTAGAAGCAGGACGGCGAGGTCATGGCGGACCGCCAGCCCTCGCAAAAGGCTGATGAACTGGCGCGCCTCAGTTCGTGCGTTTTCATTGCCGGCGAAGACGTCAGCGAGTGTGTCGATAATGACGAGGCGAGGCTTGATTCGCTGGACGATGGCCATAAGCCCGCGCCAGATGGGCGTCACGGCGATGGCGCCTGTCTTGCCGCCCGGCCCAGCCATGACGGCGTCGAGCCCCGCCAGCGGAACGAAGTGGAAGTCGGTGAGGAAGGCAATGTCGACGCCATAGCCTGTCGCGATGTCTTCGAGGCGGCGGTGCAGTTCGTCGAGATCGTCCTCGGCGCTTAGATAGACAACAGAGCCGGGCTGTGGCGATGTTCCGAGCCATGGCTTACCAGCTGCAGTGGCTACGCCCAGCTGTTCGGCGAGTGTCGACTTGCCGACGCTGCCGTCGCCGCCGAGTAGCGTCACCGTCCGGTCGGGGATCATGCCCGGGACATGCCAGCGGCGGGGCGGGGCGGGCTTACCAGCGAGCGAGGATGCGGTGACGACCGGCAACACGGCGATGTCCTGCGCCTCGTCAAGCGCCGCGCCTCCATTGCCGCGCGCACGCGTGGCGGGTCGGTCGGCCTGCGGCAGCCGCTGCACCCCCAACTGTGCAAGCCTTTCTTCCGGGCTCATGAGGCGCCGCCCATCAGCGCATCATTGAGATCG